TGTTCATACCACGCTCCTGTGATGTATGATGTTTAGGTGTAGCAGTAAAGTAAAACTTTCTTCTAGTAATGTTAGACCTATTCTTGACACTCTCAAAGAAATTCTTTTGAACTGAATTGTGTGCTTCATCATAATATACTGTATCTGCTTCAACATCTGATTTCACTCTGTGAAGTGAATGATATGTTGTAAAGATCAACTGATTCTTTGTACTGTTATGATGCCACTCTTGTATTTTCTTTGGATTAGTGGTAGTAATATAGTTTGTCTCTCCACTATGAACATGAAGCACCTCTACATTATCAATATGTTCGAGGAACTCTTCACATAACTGTTGAGCAAGTAAGATTCTAGGAGCAACAACAATAATAGTCTGTGGTATAGGCATACTGAATCGCCATTTAGCGTCCATTATCATACACATTGTTTTACCACCACCTGTAGGCACAAGAATCTGACCACATTTCTGCTGCATAGTCTGAATTATCTCTGTCTGATGATCTCTAAGTTTCATAGTGTAGTTTGTTTCAATAAACATATTATAGGGAATAAAAAAACCCCTCGCAAGGGGCAGTGTGCCAGTTATCCAAGTGGTGGCGCTCCTGTCGGGTCAGCAGGTTTTGCGTCCATGTCAAATTTATTTGATGCTTGGTCATATTCCGCCTTGCCTTTAAGTTCATTGATCTCAGTAACAAGTCCAGCAATATCATTTTGCTGTTTGAGTAGAGAAGCATGAACCATTGACTCTAGTGTAGTCAATCTCTCGTCAAGATTGCCTATAGTTTTCATGGCACCTTGTAGTTGTCTCTTTAGTCTATCAACTTGTTGCAACTTAACTTTAGTTAATGTTTCTGTGTCTGAAGTAAGTGAATCGTAAACCATAATTTTATCTTTTTAGTTATTTAGGGCAATAAATTTAGAAATAGATATGCAACACATGAATGAAAGCATAACTACCACATCATAAGATTTAACCTTTGCATAGAAAGGGATACTCAACAGGCAAGATGTTAGATGTATCATTGTTCCCACTCTTACTGATAAGTGTAGTATAACAAAATATGCTACAATAACAAGTGATGAACCTAATATCCTACCTGTAGTTAGTACCCTAAGCATGATTATCTGATGTAGAGATAACCGCCTGCCCAATCGCAGTTAGCATACATATACTCACGTTGGTTTTGATCTCTCATATCAAATCTAACGTGTTTAGCAGGAGCACGCCATGAAGCAGGTTTGTAAACTTCCCCTGTTGTCTTATCAACAAAAGCGTGTACGCCTGCACTCTCATACTTACCATTTCTGAAATCGTTTTGTATGACTTTGTGATACTTCTTACCTGATGTAATAGTGAATTTAATACACTCTTCATCATTCTCAATCTTTGTTGCTCTCTCCTGTAAATACTTGTCAGTACCATTTTGATTGTCCATGACATATCGCAATGAATAGTTCCTATACTGTAATTCTAGGCATCTACATAGTTCCTGTGTCCACTTAAGAACCTCTGTCTTTTGAATTGCGTTTGTCATTTTAGGCATGATAATTAATGTTTGTTGTAAAAGAATAAAAGGAAAGGTAACAAACACAAAACCTTTCCTTTCATTAGAGGGGGGTTAGTCAAGAGGTGCTTCACTCAACTTAGACCTAAGTTCGACTTAAATGCGACTTAACGCAACCTTGAAGGTGTGAGTACTAACTCAACCCCCCATATACTTATAATACTGTGTGGTCGGTATCAATGCAATCGGTGGTGTGCCACTTCTTCAACTGTCCACTACTGAATCGGTAAAAAAGCATACCCAATCCGAAACCGAGACCAAACTTTGATGCCGTACTCACACTTCTACCCATTTGATTTAGGGCAGGCCTCATACCTTGATTGTGCATTGAGTATGGTTTTGAACCTAGTCTATCCATAGTATTATAATAGGGTGCGAGAAACAAAAATGATAACTAAGATCATTTTGTTTCCCATATCCTATTATGGCATTATATTATTCCTTTGTCAAGTCTAAATTTTCTTTTGTATCAAATGCCTTTTCTCTCTCTTCCTTATTCAAATTGACACACCGCCAACCATAGTCGCCATTTGTTACTATTGTAGGCATCATATTCATTGATAATGTAATTCTATCTTGGAATTTGTTATCATTATATCCATGTATGATCTGTGCAGGGAATATTATTAACTCGCCTTCATTCACGATAAGTTCATTATCTTGATTATGTGGCGTGTATTTTTTCCTCATTAATTGTAGAGCAGGCATCGAGGGAAAATATAAACTCTCCTCTCTGGTAAAGTTTGTACTGATATGTTTTTCATTATCATAGTTCACATAATATACAGCAGATAGATATGAATTACTGTGATAATGTGGGTGCTGATAACCGCCTTTGTCTGCTACATTTATCCAACTATCAGTTACTTGTACTGTCTCCTGTATATAATCGCCTTTAACTTCTTTTCCATAATATTCTGCCTGTTGTTCGCACCAATTTCTGAATCTACCAAACTTAACATCATTCTGTAAAACAGAATAGTGTCCTATGTGTGACAATGCTTTTGAATTTGTGTTATATGATAACTGATTTAACTTTTGTTCCTCTATCTCTGTCAATATACTTTCTTTTACCTTGTCATGAAATGGGCAAGGTATAATAGCAACAGGTGTCGGCAGTATGTTTACTACTTCCATATTATAATAGTGGATAATCCCATAGTTTACCAGACCTAAACGTAGTCATGGCAGTGTGTCTCTCTTCTTTTGTCAGAGGTTCAATTCTAACATCATTAATATATCTAGGCATCAAATTACTGGATACTGTTATACGATTATTGCCATAGTTAGTGGTATATCCATGACAGGTATTAGCAGGCCACAATAACAACGAACCCTCAACTCCAACCACTTCATTGATATAATTATACTTTGTTTCTTTTTGATTTGTCAACATATATGCAAAGTAATTGGGAAAATTCATACTATCGTTGGGACGATAAAAATATGTTGGCGAGTGAACTTCATCATCAAAGTTAATATAATATAAGGCACATATAGCGGCATTTATATGAAAATGAGGCGATTGTTTACCACCAGAGTCACACACATTTAACCAACTGTCTGTCAATAAGAAATCTGATGTTTCATAACCTAATATATCCTGTGCATATATCTCTGCCTGTTTCTGTATCCACTCTCTGAAATCTTTATACTTATCACTTGATAGGGGTGAATAGTAATCAAAATGTTCTAGTCCTTTGGCGTGTGCATCTACCTTTTGAAATTCATAACTATCACCATGACTATTGATCTCATCAATCAGTAATGACTTTACTGTCTCATGTTCTGGGTACATCACTGCTCCCAACTTCAACGGCAACACATCAACTGTCCTCATTATTTCCATAATAAAATTTCTTAAAATCAGAGGGTAAAGCGTCCTTTGGTACAGGTGTTGTATTAAAACTTACAGTAATCCTTTCGCCATCTGTATTGTTGACTCTACTACCATGTTCTAACCACGAGGGAAATAGGTATAGATGATCTTGCTTAATCGGTATGTCCATTTCATACACACCATAACGAGTAGGTTGTACATTATGAATACACATCATATATGGTTTGAGTGGCGACACCACGAAAAATTGTCCAAAATCTCCCTCTGGTAGTTGGCAATAAAAAGCACCACTTATCACGCTCGACTCATGGCGATGCTTTTCTGTGTACCCACCTTTAGGTAGTATATTAAACCATGCACCACTAATCATTGAAGGATAGTTGCCTATCTTAAAATTATAATCATCAAGACACTGATGAAAAACATTCATAATATCAACACAACTCTCATCTTCTAAGGGGTCCCAACCACCATGACTACTGACACCATTCACTGCCAAAGAATGTCCTGATGTTTTTCCTTGATCTTTGATATGTTTCTTAAAATTCTCTAATCCAGGCGCCTCCCTGAGATCATATTCTTCTAATAATGTAGGAAATAAATCCATGTCAATTCCACTTACAATAGTCTATGTTGAGAACAACTCTTAAATCTGTATCAGTACATGATGTGCCTGCATGAAGCAAATCTCCTGAGAATATTACTGCTCTATTCTCTTGTGATTGTACCTTTTGTCCGTCCTCAAAATATGTATATCCATTGTTATCATTGAAATATAACACACAAATATGATAGTTTGGTATATCAGTAAACTTACCTTTATCATCTTGAGGACCCGAAATGTCAATGTGTAGTGGTTTTTCTTTTATATTTTTTGATCTTGGCGTAGCATTAAACTTAATCCTATGTAAAGCAAATGGATTAAGTGCAGAGAATACTGGTTTAATTATACCATAAACATCTGATATTGGTTCAGCATCTATGTAACACGCATGAGAAAATTGTGGGCAACCATCGCCTTCCATAACAGAGGTAGGCGAATAGTACCAAGGCATACGCCCACCAAAGACATAATCCTTGATGGGCGTAAAGACCTCTGTAGGTAAGAAGTTATCGTATACTTCTATCACGTTTGTATGAATCCATTTGTTTAAATTCGATTGTTCTCTCAACTGGTATGCCATCTACATCAGGCGTAGTCATGTGTTCAAAGAAATCACAGAATCTGTTGTACATTTTTGGACCCTCTGTTCTATTCCATGCTTTTTCCGCCTCATCACTTGGGTGGTGTATGACGACAACAATATATGGTTTAGCAGGGTTCAAGTTGACATGAGTGATAAACTCGGTATCAAGTTTGTTTGTGTGACCTGATGAAGCAGAATATACTAATGTATTACTGTCTCTTAGATCATCACACTTGGCACTTATGATTGACTTGTTAGATTTTAGTTCCCAGTTGATGCGAACCTTACCCTCAAGACGATTCTTTTCAGTAACATACTGAGACTTCGCCATTCTCTTGATACTATTCTGTTCGGTCTTAGTTCTAACTAACAAACCCTCAAGAAGTGAAAGGCATCTTGCTGAATCAAAGTCAAACTTTGGGTCTGCAAGTTTGTTCTTAACCAAAGTCTTTACAATATCTTTCTTACTGTTTGATGTTTTGTGCTTCTCATCTTCCTTGTTAGCAAGTTTAGATAAGTAATCAATCTCAAGATCAGATAGAGTCTTACCAATATCGTCAGGCAAGATTGCAACTGGTATGTCAATTACCTTAGTACACTCTGATGCAGCAGTGAGAGTATGGTTTCCGTTGTTCAACTCTCCGAGTATGATGAATATGGGGTCACAGTTGTCTGTGTTACCGCCATTTGCTTCAATCAATCCTTTGATCTTACGAACTGATTTATTATCTAGTTCCCCTGCTCTACCTTGAAATCTTGGTACATTGACCCAATCCTCAATAGGTTTCTTACCTACATTGAACTCCCCTTTTCTTCTTCTAGCATCAATGTCCTTACACTTCTCAATGTCTAGTGACTTGTGTGAGAATGAAGGCGAACCATTACTCTGGTTGTAATAGTTTGGGTTGTTTCTCGCATCTACCTCAGAGAGGATTGCGTGTTCAGCGTCTTGCATTTGTTTGTATGTTCCGTATTGTAGTATTTTGAATATTAAAACAGGTTCTGACCCTGCCATTATCTTCCTAAACTCAGGATTCTTTGAACTCTCAAGATAAGTGTCCTCAGGCAATCCCAAGTGAATACCAACATACTTCATCAAATTCTCGATGTTTGTGTACTCATAGAGATACGCTACACCGCTTCCTTTGAGTGGTATGTATTCTTTAATGGCAGGCGGAAATTGTTTCATGTGCCTATTCTATCAGACTTTTTATCATCTGTCAACCACATTATTTTAAAATTCTTTGGGTGTTTCTTTTTTAAGACAATTTCATCAAGTATCTTTACTATTCTTCTCATTTTCTAAGATTTGAAGCATTTCTAAAGCGCCTTGTACTTTTAAGAACTCTTCTTTCTTGAGTTCAAAGGTTTTACTCAACTCTTGTATCTCTACCTGTAGATCATTTGCTCTTTTAGTCAGATCTTCTTTATGACTCATAATTTTGATGCACTTACCTTATATATCATACCATAATAAATAGAATTGGCAAGGTATCACTACAAAGAATGGCATACTCTGACTATGAGATAGAAACCAATCCAGAACTGCAAAGAACAGAGATTAATCCAACTGTAAAGAATGTCATGTGCAATCATGATGTTATCTACAAGACTCTTGCAACTGTTGGAGACTTCTATTGTCGCATTTGGTACTACAACGATAATTACGATCCCTCTAGAACCACTGAGGGTACAAAGAGAATCCATATAGTGCCCACTGAGGAATCATTTATAACTGAACATCTAGAAATTAATGAGTGGTTGAACCTAGCAAATGATTATTGGTCTGAGGGCGTAATATTTGTCAATCCTATCATAAGGAGAAATGGCGTTAATTTTAATGTCAATGCTGATTTAAAAGACTGTGTAAAATATATGTCAGGTGTGGCATCACACTATGAGGCAGATAAGGATAAGATCATAGCGATTGATCTCGAAGATAACCAAGCGATGTATGATATGAATTATGATCTTACATCATCAAAAGTTTTCTCAGATGTATCAAATAACAATTATAGTGATTTCACAAGTGGTCCTGTTGGTAACGGAAGTCTAAGTATAAGCAAGACTACAGAATTTGCTAGTGGTTCTATTAGTATGAGTTCGATAAACTCTAAGTATGTCGCTGGCAATAATCTTGGTGCATACTATAGAGGGCAAGGTATTGGAAATATAACTGATAACAATAATGTTCCTACCAGTGGTGCAATATCATTTGGCGATCTGAGAAATAGTGTAAGTAAGATCACTGCTGATTGTAATGGAAATTGGATGCACTGTCAGGCAAGATATGAAGTGTTTGGTAATACTGAATGGGTTTCAACTGTAAATAAACAACTCAATCTTAATGGTAACTTCGGAGGTAACTCTGATCTAAGTCCAGCAGTAAGATTTAATAGTGGTGGTAATGGTCAAATCATTGCTTACGTTACCAGTGCATCTGGTAATCCTCGTGTCAGAGGTTATTCTGGAGAAGGTGGAGGTAGTGGAGCGGGTACAGGAAAAGCAGGCGGAAAAGCAATGATAGTAGAGTCTCCAATATTCATGCCCACTTCTCAAAAAGATTCAAGAGTCCGTGGCGCAGGCGGAGGCGGCGGCGGTGGCGGCAATGGTGGTAAAGGTGGCGGTGGTGGTCACGCTGGTGGAAGGAGATGTAGAGGTTGGTTCTGTAATAGTTCTTATCGTGTCTGTTCAAACAATGGAGGAGCAGGCGGTAATGGTGGTAGTGGAGGCCAAGGTGGTAGAGGAGCGGGATATTACTGGAATGGAAACAATGCCTTTATTGATATTCAAACTGCAAGTAGTAGAAATGGTGCAGGCGGTGGCGGAGGCGCTGGAGGAAGCAGTAGAGGAGGCGGCACAGGTGGTTCTGGCGGTGGCGGTGGCCAAGGCGGTGCATTTGAATCAAATGGTCAAGGTGGAGGCCAAGGTGGCACAGGGGCTACAGGTGGTGGAGATGAACAGGGTTGTGGATACCATTCATCTGGTAGAAATGGGCAAGGAGGCCAAGGCGGTGGAGGTGCTGGAGGTAATAATGGTAAAATTTCGTTTGGTAGTGGCGGCAGTATATCTAATATCTAATCTAAACCATATACTAATTCAGTCTTAGTTCCTTCTGAACTGGCGGTTATTATTGTAGCACCATGAACTGCGGAGGGCAACTGTTCCCATGTAGATATTTCATCTGCCCATGAGTCTGGCATCCATAGGAATGTCTTAGCGTTACTGAATATTGATGATATAGATGAATTATGAGATTCATGTCTCTGTGAATATACTACCCAATTATCTTGAGCAGTTGTTCCCTCTGGAGCATCTTTAGAGAACTGTGTTGATAAGGCATAACCTAAATTCTTAACTAAACCTGTTTCATTAAACTCTATTATTATCTCTATCAAATTATTTTCCTGATCCACCGCCAATTCATCTACGCAATCAGTTACACCTTTTATATTAATATATGTCTTGGTATTTGATCTAGTACCAAGATATTTTAATATGTCCTCTGATATATTCATATCATTTTTAATCAGTCCTATCCTTATATTCTTATTGATTCTACTAATATTAGCAGTACTAATACTATAGTTTTCTATGTCAGCATCAAATAACTCTAATAGTTCCTTTAAAGATGAAGTATCAGTATTCCCTGTGGCCTCTGTTGCTAATTGACATAATCCATCTATACTTGGAGCAAACAATGCAGGCGGGTCAAATGACAGTAACTCCTCTATCATCACTCCATTTTTAAAATATAGAAATTTATATTTGTTCAGATATTTAAACAACACATTATTTCCTATATGTCCATCAAAATACTGATATTGTTCTATGCCTGTTGGTAATTGAAACTTGAATCCATACTTTGTTGCATCTGATTCATTTTTTATTAGTCCCATACCTTGATTCATACCAGTAGAGAATAAATCAGGATATATCTCTACAATACTCTTTACCGCTTCAATATCCTCTGAATTGAATAGAGTAGGATACTGTCCAGAATTTGATATGTTAGTTAGGTTTTCTATGTCAACCATTCTTTTCCTTTTTCGTAACTGAACCAAGTGATAACTGAGTACCTCTCTCCTTTAGTCACAGGTGTGACTTCATGTTTAAACAAGTGGTTGCTTGGATATACATGAGCAGAGTTGCCTCCTGAGAGAATATTATATTTTCCCCAAAATGTGATCCAACCGCCTTCATAATCATCATTAATAGTATAAGATGTGGTTACTGAACCAGCATCAGCATCAACATCTACATGAGGAGAAAGATAACCGCCCTCTGGGTATTTACATAACCAGTATCCAGAGTATTTATCGTAGATAGGGTCTTTTGGTAAAGTATTTCCATAATGTTCATATATGCTAGGCATCAATCTAATGTGTGCCTTATGAATTAGATCAAATATCTCCCCATGTTCGGGTTCTATGAGAATCTGTGACCTATATCCTTTTAGATCATAATATGAACTAGGAGGAGGATTGCCTGGTTCAGGCCAATCTAATCCTTCAACGAGTTCGAGCAATCTTCTATGATCGAGTGTAGGAAGAACATTCCCAGAATGAAGGATATAGTGAAATAATTGATTTGTTTCATTCAGCATTGATATCTACATTAAGTGAAGGAGCAAAGACAAATCCAGATAATGATATTCTAGGATCATCTTTATACCAACCATTTTTCATTATGGCACTGTGCCACATAAAAGAAGGGTATATAATCATTCTATTGAATTTCATTTTTACATGATGTTGCTCTTCCCATACCTCGTCAATAAGAGTTGTATCATTATCTATCAGGTCGGTTGCCTTGTTGGAGAATCCATAAATCCATTCTTTGAGATTCCAATACTCTTCGGTTCTTTTAAATGGTTTGTGTATGTTCTCTGTATTAGTTAGTCCAGTTGCATTATGGGTGAAAAATGAAGTTCCGCCTTCACCTTCCTCATTTAGATATAATACTGTTGCATATATGGCTGGGTCTATGTGTGGTTGTATAGAAATTCTAGGAACTTCCCTATCACTATACATGGCATTGATTTGATATAATAGTTTTACTCTGTCTGGATCAATATTTTTAAAATCTGTACACTTTTGTATCATGTGTCCAGTTAGTTTAGATAGTTCTGCTAGATCAAGGTGTACATTTGATTGATAGCCTGGGAATACCTCGTCTGGATCGCCTTTTCCTAATTCATTATATTGCATAGGAATCTTCTCCACTACCTCACTTATGAAGTCATGTGGATTTTCCAATACATCATCAATGACAATGATCGGGTGTGATTCTAGTCTGTGAATGTCATATTTTAGTTCATCATTGACTCTATGAGTCTTTTCATTAATAATATTCAAATTCATATGGTTATAACTCTAGGTTGTATTCTGCAATCATGGCGAACATTTTACTTTGTATATGTTCTAGATACGATTTATTGATTGGCGGTATATCTTCAAATTTATCAAGATATTCGGTGATCGTGTGGTGAAGTATTCTCACCTCTTCAATCCCCATAACTGCTTCGCAGTGCCAGTCTCCCTCTTGAAACTGTTGGGGCTGCCATTCATCCTCCATTTTTCAGTTCCTCAATCTCGTCTTTGAGTTCTTTAATTGCTTCTATAAGTACAGGAACTAATTTTTCATACTTAACAGTTAGATAATCGTCCATTGATCTGCAAACAACGGCCTCTGGGAATACCTTTTGTACCTCTTGTGCAGATACGCCAAGGTGTCTACCACCGCCTAATCCCAGACCCAAACCTTCCTTGTTGAACTCGTATGTGAATCCACTTAACTTACATACCTTAGCAACAGCACCTTCAATCTGTTCAATATTTGTTTTTAATCTTATGTCAGATGCAAAAGCAGTGATGTCTCCACCGACT